GCGTCTACTATAGCTCTGCTGGTATTAATAGGTAAGGTAGAGTAAGAGAAAGAGTCTAATAAAACAGTTCCTACATCGTTTTCTAATTGCTCTCTAAGGCAAGCACTGTTTCCAGAGTATGTTTCTGACATTACCGCACTAACTTTTAACTGGTCATCGTTACCACCGCTAGATGCTGTTGAAGCTACAGCTTTGTTTGTTGTATAAGAAGCCTCTAATTTTTCTGTGGGGTCTGTTTTACTTTTAGCACTAACTGTATATGTTCGACCATAGTTAACACTTTTAAGGTAAACTAGGGCTTGGTATAAGTCGTTAGAGGGATACACATAATCATCCATCTCTACAACTTTTTCTTTATTAACAATAAAAGTAGCATCAGCCACAGAGGTTGCTGTTATATCTTTAGGATTGTCTGGTAGGTAGGATGTATCGTCATTGTTGACAGCATTACCTACTAACAGACCTCCAGCAGTATAGTTTCCTGCGCCTGATTCATAACGTAAACGCCCCTCTACATCATACACGTATATCTTTCTAACGTGTGAGCCTGATGTATCTGGAGTAGATGTATATAAATTTGTGCCGTTATGTTCTAAAGCTGTAAATTCAATATCTGCACTAGAGAACCTTACTCTAACAAACCTGTTAAAAGTTGTGCTAGGTACAGTTATTGTGTTCATACCTAAAGTTAAAACACCTGTTTGCCCCACAGGGTTTGACCAAAAACAGTTACTGTTTACATTGGTTCTACCTACCTCATAAGTAGCACCGCCACTAGGTAAGCTTGTTATATTTATTTTAAACTCTTGTGCGTAACTGCTTATAATACCTTCTGAGGGGTCAGTTAAAGAGAATACTTTTGGAAAGGCTGACGTACCTTGAGTGTTATAAAACGATTGAAAGGTACTCATAGATTGTACACCCGATAAAGGATATACATAATCAGCTACAGGGGTAGACGTAATGACCACCTGATATTGTTCTGTGTCACTTTTTTTATATGTGTGAAAGAAAGCGGTGTTTAAATTACTTAGGGGCTGTCCAAGACTATCCACCAGTTTATTTATAAACTTTGTAGGAGGACGTTTCTTAAGACCATCGACCACATCTGAGAAACCATTTTCCTGTACTTCTCCCTGACTCTCTAATCGCAGAGCTGGGGGTTGTTGACTAACCCCGTTAATGAAGTTGGGGATGTTCTTAGAAACTAAAGCCATTTATATCACCCTTGTGCCTATGTTACGATCAAGGACACTAGCTGTGCCGTAATCGTCAAATATGTTGTAGTCCCCGTTGTCCCCTTCCATTTCTTTCAGGGCTAGGAACGCTTGCTCCTCATCAGCTCTGTTCATAGTTGATAAGGTATCACTACCTACGACTCTCTCTTGAAAGAGGCGGGAGGCTTTTACTGTGATGAATCGTCTAGCTACTTCTGGTAGCAACTCAAAAGCTAAAAGGACAACCACGTTTAATGTAAGGGCTTTACCTATGTTATATGTGTGGTTTACTTTATCGTACATTTTATTTCCACGTTGTACGTATTCGTTCTCAGAGCTTCTATATTTTGATACGGAGTCGGCTCTCATAATTTCGTCACCAAGTACCACCTCACCGTCACCGTTTACACCGACCTTATAATTAGGTTCAGTGTTGAAGTTCCAGCCTAATGACTGAACATCTATTGAAACTTCATTGAGTACAGTTGCAGCAGTATCAGCGTCTACTAAATCTGAGGGAAGGCTGTTTACTGGTGCTTCACCTATGGTGGAAAGCATAGAGTTTACAGCACTAAGTTGTGTTGTTGGAGTTGTCATATTTACCTCAATGAAAAAATAAAGAGAAACGTCCCCGAAGGGACGCTCTCATAAATGTTACAATTACTTGATACAGATTGCAGATTTACCACGTAGAACATTGTGTCCCATCGCGTATTTAGCAACCATTAAAGTACCTTGACGTTCGATCTGATACTCAGACTCAACACCAAGATCAAGCAGCTTAACAGTAGCAGCAGCATCTTTAGTGAAGATCAAGCCTTTAAGATCAGCCTCATAATCAGAATACTGACCAGAGTAAGTTTGATCAGTCACAACCGCACTACCGTTCTCGTTAACAGAGTTAAGAGGGCTAGACTGAGCAGCCGTTGGTAGGTGGTTAGACATCAAGATTTTACAACCCATGATGGTTGGAGCGTTACCGCCAGCAACACTACCGTTACCACCAAGGTCACGATCCATTGCAGAGTTAGTCATAGTAGACGCACTACCAGTACCGAACAATGCGTAGTAAGTAGCTGGAGTTACAACTACAGTTTTCTCACCAGTTACGTTATGCTCATCAAAGCGTTGTAGAGCTGTAATCAGACCGTCTACGAAACCTTGACCACCAGCAGCAGCAGCTACAGAACCTTCAGTAGCATCAGCCCAGTACCCAGCTTGATCTTTACCGTTATCGCCAACTGGTTGATAAGTCTTAGAAGCGTTGTAGATAGTTGAGAAGATGTTCTTGTCAGCAGCATTAGCTAGGGCATTACCCATTTCAGCACTGTAAGTAGAACGTACTTCGTAGTGTTGCATTGCTTCGTCAATCTTTGGTACGAATGCACTTGACACTAGCAAGTCATCTACAGTCACAGTTACTTCACCGTGATCTACGCTGTCACCAAGAATGGTTTGACCAGCAGTGTGGTATGCTGCACCGATAGTTCCGATTGATGGGAACTGTGCAGATTTACCGCTAGAGATTGTGCGAACTCTGTGAAGAGGCATCGCAATGTTTTTCTCCTCAAATGCAGTTAAAACTTCACCTGAGAATTGTTTTAGAAAGATAGCTCGTTTGTCTGAGCCACCCTTAATTAGACCAGAGCGTGAAACCGCTGCTGTATCTGTTGCATTATCTGACCATGCCATAATATTTACCTTTTGTTAAATGTTTAAATGAATGTTTAATGTTTAGTCACTTAACACTTAATCGTTCCGCTTAGATTGTCCCCGCAGGGGTCAAAGGTAATTAATTCTGTGTTTCGTTACTTGTTTAAAAAGCCCCCCGAAGAGGGCATAAAGAGACTATTGTATGTTGCTGCGTCCTAACTTGTCCGCAACAGACTGACGGTATGCTGGATCACGAGCGTATCGTGGGTCTCTCATAGCTGTGGTCACTTCTGCCCATGAACTATAATTACCGCCTGTCGAGGATACAGATTGTCCAGCGATAAGTGCTGGGTCAGACCCTTCAACAGCTTGATACTTTGATTGTAATCCCGACACAGCCAGCTTGACCATATCAATGTCTCCTGAGTCTACAGCTTTATCGTAAGCAGCGATTTCAGATTCACTGAGGTTGTCGCTTGCCCATCCGATCATTTCACCGTAGGCTTGTTCTCCTCCAACTATGTTGTGGACGGAGGTTTGGTAGTCGCTGTTAAGAGCCTCTTGACCCTGTATCCAACTGTCTACCAAATTCTTAGGGAAACCAGCTTCAGCTAATTTAGAATAAGCATCTTCTGATAAGCCCCCTTGATTGTACTCTTGTTGTAGGGCATCGAAGTCAACACCCGCAGCTTCTACTGCTTGTTGTACTTCACTACCACTAGGTTGTTCATCTGTTGTTTCTTCTTGGGCGGTTTCAGTTTGAGGCTCTTCCTCTTTCTGACCCCCTCCCATTTTTTTCTCCAAATTTGAATAGGCATTTGCCATATCTTCTGGAGTCTTAAACTTTTCTGGCAACCACTCAGGACGTTCATCGCCTTGGTTGTTTGCTTCTATCTGTTCACCTTTAGCGACCATCGCATCTACTTGTTCTTGCGGTTCGCTTTGTTCAACGTGTGTGTTAATTGTATCTGTCATAATAGTCTCTTTTAGTTTAAAGTGGAATGCCCGCAACGATGCCATCACTTAAAGGCAATACGTCTTTGACATCAGAGGCTTTGTCTATAAGCCCAGAGTAGTACAGTTCTTTTAAAACCCTGTTATCCATACCAGCAGTGTTTTTATTATTATCCTGCCTTCTAGCTTGTTTAGCAAACTCTGATACATCTTGGTTCATAGCAGCACCTAATACGCTGCTCCATTGTGCGCCAGCTTTTGTTCCTCCAACGTTGTAAGCTAAAGAAGTTAGCACCATCTGATAACCTGAAGAAAGTTCGTCCCAGTTACCGCCCATTTCTTTTAGCTTAGGCTCCCAAGATTTCATCGCTATGTTAAGATTGTTTTCCATATCTTTGTTAAGGATGGTAGTTTTATCTTCAGCGTTTAAACCCTCTAAGAAAGGTATGCCATGTATCGTACCAGTTTCAAGTTCGTCTTGCGTTAACTTATGACCGTAACCTATATCAAAAGAACGCTTGTCTTTAGGTAGGTGGGCTTCACGCGCATCGTGCGTTCTAATAGGCAAGCTACCATGATCGCTTTCTGCATGAATACCTATGTTCCTATAGAATCCTAAGGTTCTGTCAGGGTGTCTGTCAGCAGCTTGTACTTGAGCGGGAGGGTTAGCATCTAAATAACTTATTGTTGCATCCATAAGTTCGCTCATCTACTCCTCCTCGTTCATCGCCTGTTGTTGCATCTGATCAGACATACCTTTAACAGCAGGACCAACGCCCTTCTCTGCCATTTGCATCATCTGTTGCTGTTGCATCATCTCTTGTTGCTGTTGAGCTTCTTGCATCTTCTGCTCATCAGACTTAACAAGTCCTTGCGTATCAATACCAAGGGATGCACCAAGACGATCAAGGTAATCACCAATGTTTAATTCACTAGCAATCACTTCAGCACCTAGCGGTTGAAGCATAGATAGAAATTGATTGAGTTTGTTTAAATCTTGACCACGACCAAGAGCTTCAAGACCTGTTACGATTTGTGGCTTCAGTGTGTCTTTAGGGAACTTAGGCATCTTACCCTCTTTCTGCATTTTAGTAAGAAGGAGGTTAACTAGAGGTAGCTGGAACTCTTGTGATAGTACAGAGTAGATACCACCGAGTGCAGTCTCTAGTTCTTGTGCCATGAAACGTACTTCTTCTGCTGTCACTCTTTCAGCATTACGCTGTACAGAGCTGTTGAGTAAGAAAGAAAACGCTAAACGTTCAGAGATTGTATTCATTGTTTCTTGTGCTACGCGGAAGTCATTAAACTTCTGTGCCTGTAGCGTGGTAACATCTTCGGCAGCACCAGAGATGATTGCACCGTTAGGCGCATCAGCAATGCTACGTGCTTTAGTTGTACCGTTAGGTCTGACCATGAATAGAAGTTTAGCACTAGCTGCGCTGCCTTCTACAATAGCACCTGTTAAAGACTCTAAAGATTTTAAGTCACCGTATAATTCTTCAACGAAAGATCGTCCGTAATCGCTACCGTCAATAGCTATAAAACGTAACGCCATCCAAGGTAGTTTATCTTCGGTGTAAGTACCTTTAGTGCTAGGGATAATCATGTCGTGTACTTCTTGATGCACAACAAACTTCTTACCTTCGCGTCTAATGCAAGTGTATATGTCACACTCTTTATTATCTTTTACATCTATGTTTACATCGGGGTTCTCATACAATGCAGCAAGCACATCTTGAGGTAACGCCTCATAAGCTATAGATTCTTTTACAATAATTTTAAGTAGGTTGCCCATCGTGTCACGTTGAATGACATAACGATCAAGTCTAAATACTTTCATCCCACTCTTCGGTGGCATATGTACTAAGACATTACCGCTTACAATTAGCTGCTTAAGTGCTTCAAAAGTTGGAACACGTATAGCCTTTGATTCTACTTCCTGTGTCGCGCTTCGTTCTATACGAGCTAACGCTTCCTCTGCCTTACCTCTAGCATCTCCACCTAGTTCCGCTAGATCGAAATCATCTATAGTTAAACGGAAAAAAGATTGGTTAGGAGGTAGTAAGGTCATCAGTAATTTGGATGCAAGGTTGTTGACACCTCTAGCACCTACTGATTGAAAGGGCGTTATAAACTGTGTTGAGTTGTTGTGTCCATCTCTCGGCATTAGCGTTGGGATAGTTAACTCTGCACAGTTCCTAGCTCTTGATAGAAATGAATCACGATCAGCCGTCATGTTCTCATACTGTTTGGCTATTGATTGATCGTTCATATTTTATTCCTATAAAATTTTCAAACCTGTTTTAGCAGCACTGCCAGCGTACTGGGCTGTTGCCGTCTTTTTACCGAATGCGCCTTTAGCTCCCATCTTTTTCATTTTAAGTGAAGTGGCGTTAGAGTCTACAGCATCTTCTAATTCTGCTGGTGCTTTCTCTGGTGGAGGCGGTGGAGCTATAGCGGGTTTTTGTACGACTGTGGGGGATTTCATACTAATACACATAATTAAATCTCTTCTGGTTGGTCGTCCTCGTACAGTAACTCCATACGATTAATGACGGATTGTTGTCCTTGTAAGAAAGCTACATCAGTTTCTGATACATTTCTCTTGGTGGGTAATTTATCAGGAAATAATCTTCCTAAATATTCTAATAATTCTTTACTTATGAATGGTTTTTTATTCATTTTGATTCTCCAATGGGGCATATTAGAGCCAGCCCAGTAGTTACGGCAGGTGTAGCCAGACGTTAGCGATGATGTGGAGGCACGTTACTACCTCCAACACCGTTATCCAATTTCTATATTTCGCATGAACCTGACGAGCAAGCCAACTCCTGAGTTCCAGTAGTGGTGTCCTCTTTTTCATAGTCTCCAAGCCTGTCCCAATCAATCTCTG